GAGACGACCCTTGAGGAAAGTTGCTGACTGATCAGAACCTCTGTCTTGATATCTTTGCTTCAATGTAGCATCAGGAACTTTAAGATAGATGACCTGAAGATCAACTTCCGGAAGAGCCATAGCGAATTCTAGAAATGACTGGTTAAAGATTCGGTCACCTTCAAACAAGACATTCGATGTGGTCTCACTAACAAAACACTGAGCGATTGGTTGTACCGCCATACTAAGACGATCAGTTCCTGCGAATGTCTCACCCTCTTCATACTTACCCAGAACATAAAGATCAAGTTCCTTGCAGTAAAGAGCAGGAAGCATTTTCTTTGGCTCAGCTTTCTTCCAGGTTTTATCTTCCATAAATTTACGAAACAAAGTAGTTTTACCTGTTCCTGGTTGACCACCAACTGCTACTATTTTTCTCATAAGAATTTCTCCAAACTCATATTACACTCTTCATCTTCGAACATCAATTCTAGATTTTCAATGTTACCTTCTCTAATGAAGGAAGTAAACTTTTCTTTGATGATTCCTCGTTTATTGTTCAGGGAATCATCAATAGTCTCATTCCTTGCTTGCCAAAGGACTTCCCACTCGATTCCGTACCAGCCATCTTTCTCAGACTGCATAATCTCCTCTGCCTGACGATCCAGATAGTATCCAAGATAACGACCATGATGTTCTCTAAAGATCTTCTTAAAGGAACACAGACAGGTTTCCATCGTGAAGAAGTCTATCTGATTTATTAGATCTGGAAATCGTTGTTTTGTTTCCACAAGTATAGAGGTTGACTCGCTTTCAAGACTAGCGTATTCCGATTGAGTGAACTTTGTATCACAGAGGTCATCTTTGCCGAGGGCATAAAGAAGCCCATTACGATGAGAGCGAGAACCAGAATAGTCATCCAACATAAGAGAAGTAGGATTGATGCGAATACCAGCGGTATGCTTAAGATGCTGCATATAAAACCAAGTAGAGTAACGACCAAACTTATGCAGATCGCCTTTAATGACATTCCACAGGTTGTCAAAATTTCTGCTCTCGTTTTCACCATAATAACTCTCCAATACTTCACGCTGTGACTTATTACCAATAAACTTCTGGTATGAAGCAAACATCACTGGTAGATGTCCCTTGTTCCATTTTGTGTCTGTCTGATAACGTAATCTCTTATAGTTCGCAGTATTCCATTCAGTGATACGATCTACTGTTGCTAATTCGAAATCTGGAAATTCATTCTTTAGCACCCATGCCGTTGGAAGTTGATAGGTGTTGCCGTATAGCCATGCCAACCAGATTCTTTCTTCATCGTTATGTTCGTATCGTTCATTTAGGTAGTTAGTTGCCCAAACAGCAGGATCACAATCATCATACTTCAATGACCATGCATACCATCTAATGAATGCTTCTCTTCGATTTTCTTTTAATCTGTAATCCATTGTTCTATGTTGGCTTTTTGTGTGTAAGAAGAAGCGAGGGAACCTTTGCGACCACTATGTAATGCTTTGTAAACTACTGGATCATGCTCATCATAAATGCCAGATCTAATACTAGTGTCTTTGATCTTAAACATACTCAGTGAACAACCAGACTTTTGTTTACCCCAGAACTTGAAACCAAGACTCTCGTAAAAGGCAACTGCTCCAGGCTCAGCTGACACTCTGAAGTAAACAGCAGAATTACAGCAAGAACGAAACGAACTTTCAGTTAGTTCCTTAGCAACTCCCTTTCTACGATGAGCATTGAATGTATGAAGCAATTGAAGATTGGCAACCTTTGCTTTACTGACAGTAGTGATAATTGCGCCCATCAGTTCATCATTATCATTAAACGCTCCAATGCAATCATCCCAATGATCTTGCATATCTGCCTTTGCCTTAAATGTCTTAGCGAAAGAGTCTGCCTTGTCATTAGTTATGGCAGCAACAAACTCCTCGCGCGAACACTTACGCAACTTCATGGAACTCACGCTTCTTTTCTCCGCGTTCCTTTGCCCACTTAGTCTTTTGCCAACCAACATACTCATTCAAGTCCCACACGAATGGAGGGAATGTAAACTGCTCAGATGCCAGGATTTCTTTTACCGATGGTCCATCATTAAGAGCAGCGGAAACGAACTTCTCAGCAAACCTAAACTGAGAGTAAATTTCATTTCGGTTGGTGCTAGAACGGAAGCAACGGAATTCAATAGTTCCTGTATGCTTCATACAATACATGTTAATGGCGTATCGGAATGGACGACCCATTGATACGCCATCTTTTCCTGCTGCGTGCAGTTTGATGAAATGATTAAAGTCAGTGGCAAGATTGACGATATTATCACACATATAATCTGGCATCTCGCGACCACCATCATACTTCAAATACATCTTGGCACCTTTGCAATTCTTCATTGCCGATGCCTCATAAAATCCATAGCATGCGTCGATGGTATCAGTTTGATTTGCCTTGATATAGGCAGTCAACTTCTTCAATGATTCAATGTCATCTTTCAGACCAGGAACAAACACGTGAAGGTGTCCATGGTTCACACAAGAAGCAGATGGCTGGTTTCCATTATCAGTGAAGAACTTATGGAGTTCCATAACACGATCAACCTGCTCAGTGTAAGTTGAGGTGGGACGAGTATTGATTTCGCCACCCATGTATGGCTCAGTTCCGCGAGGATCACAGGCAACGAACTTAAATGGCTCATGTAAGTTTACAATGTCAGTCTCAGCATATTCCCACGCTCCAAGATGCGATGGAATTGTAAGTCTACGATCTACGTCACCCCATTCAATTTCATAGCCCCAAGTATATTTGTCAGATGGATAGTTCATAATTAACCTTTTGTAAATCTTTCTTAAGAGTATTCACGTACTTTTGATTCAATGCGACATTAGAATCAAAAGTCATATAAGTGTTCATAGGAACATCTGATGTAACGCCAACAACACCTGCACGCTTAACCACATCTCGAGTAGATGTAATCATACACCCATTCGACAGAGAAGTCAAATATAGTGGACGCTTACCATTTCGATAAGCAATAAGTTTTCTGTCTGTTGTAAGTTTACATACCGCCATAGATGCATCTGGGAATTCTTCAAGCGGAGATGGTGAGTGAAGAACTAACTCACTGTCATTTTTGGTTTTGCAGTCATAGTTGAATAGACGTTTCCAATTCTCAGTTAGTTCTTGAGTTATAACGCCATTATGAACAATAGAACAATCAGCGTTATCTATCGGCTGGTTATACTCAAGATCACTAGTGCTATAACGACAATGACCAATAAGATATAAATTCCCATCATTGTTAACCATTTCCTTTAGATCATCTAAATGAATGAACTTGTCTGCAGGAACAGGTTCTTTGAATGTCATAATTTTATCATTGAACAAAATCGACATACCAGTTGCGTGCATTCCACGAATACGAGACTCGTGGAATACTCTTTTTAACATCAAGAAGTCTTCATTTGTCGGCTTCTTGATCACCGCACCGATAACTGCACACATCAGAAGAAAGACTCAAGTCCAACGGATCCATTATTGTGAATTGCAAAGATTGCTGGATCATTAGCGCGAGCTTCTTCTTCTCCCAGTTCAGATACGAGATAATCATACCATTCTTTGGACTGCCACATTCCTGCCCAGACTCCAGTAAAACGCTCCCACCAATGAGGATGCTCTTTATTATCCCTGCAACTCTCAACATACCTCTTTCGAGTTTGCTCATAGTCCCACGTACCAAGTGAACTGAGATCCTCACGAGCATAAGCAACAATAGAGATACGCTCACTGGCTTCTGAACCAAGAACGATTGGGGTGTTACCGTGAATCGCAGTATGGTTCGCAATCAGCAATAGATCTCCTGGACGAACATTAACTGCAATCTTGAACTCAGGAATAATCAAGTAGCCACCAGTAAAATCTCCGTCGTTTGACAGAACAAGAAGATTAGAGAATCCTGGAGCATAATCACCTGCATCAAGGTGAGCAGCAGTACGGAAAGTTTTATTGATAGTCAACGTCGTGAATACTGTGTCAGCAATACGGAAGTGTTCATCAAGTGTATTGACAAACTCTTTCTGAGCAGTATGACGTTGTGGCAGAAGATCAGCAAATGCCCGATCCAAAGTCTGAAGGAATGGCACACCCTTCTCAAACTGTTCTGGATTATGGTCATTGTATGCCGCTAGGCGACCGAAAGGAACACGAGGAGTTCTACCGAATGCACCAGCAATACCACTAAGAACCTCATTAGCATAGGTAGTGGCTGAGATATTATCCTCGAGGATATTTTTCGCTGCTAACTTTTGCTTTTCTGCTGGCAGTTTTCTAGTTGCCTCAACCCAATCTTCGAACACAATCGGAGCACCTGATCTCCAAACTGTATTCATAGAACCAGGCTCACCCATCTTTTCTTTCTTAGCCGCCAGCTCATCAAGAGGATCTTCACCAGTAATGGTGTTGTATGGCTTGGCAAAGTATTTGATCACTGCTTCTTGGTATTCCGTGACCCACTCACGATTACCTGCCTTACCAAAGCGAACAGTACCAGCAGCAGTGCCTCGATTATTGGTTGGAGTTGCTGCAGCACGCAGCCCCTCATAGGCTGCTTGTTGTTGTTCCTTACTGAAGAAGTTCTTTCGGAACTTAAACGCAACCCTGTCTTCAGAGATTCCTCGAGTGCAATCTGCGCAATCGGTTTCTGGTTTGCATTCAACTGTTGTTGCTAGATCACACCCAGCTGGCGCATAAACATCACAATCTTCCTCAATTAGAATATCGTAATTAGATTCATCAAGGAAAGTCCCCAACAGATGCTTGGAGTCATACACTTCATTTGCTACAATTTTTCTTACCATTTTTCACCTCAGGTTACGATTAAGTAATTATGCCTGTTGTATGTATGTAAGTAAAATAAACTTCAAATCATCTTTCCAAGTACGTGTTTCTTGTGGATTTTACAGGAAACCCAGGAATTGTAACAATCTTCTCGAAGTAAGCAATTATTGCTGAAGATTTCTTTAGTTTCAAGGTAATTACATTGACTTAGTGTTTTGCAAATGTGAAGAATCTCTCGGTGGAACGAATCCGCACCGAGAGATTTGACGTCATTTTTAAGATCGTCCGAACTGCCGTAGTAAGTTAGCCAATCAGAATCAATGGTAAATCTTTTCTTCTTTCCATTAACCATCTTTGATCTTTTGAAGGTAAGTTTCTTTTTACCAATGTAAAACTTACCATCAGAGATCCGAGTTATCCGATAAACAAACCCTACTGCGTCAGTTGGAGGAGTTTCGAGAACAGTGCCGTCTAGTAGATGCCACCCATTATTCTTCGTCATCTTCGTAGTCATCGTCCATATCTAATGGACCAGAACAACAAGGACAAACTTCTACCCGATAACCATCACACTCTGCAGGTAATCTAATTGTCCCCTTTGCGTCACAACTCTCACAATCGAAATTGATTTTTTGCATTTATTATTATCCTTCTGTTGCCCATACTTGGTCCCAATTTCCAGTGAGCGCACCCTTGGCGTAATCAGTACTTTTGTTCTCAAAGAAATTTGTATGAGTAGTACCGAGCATGCCGTCAACCCATGGAAGTGGATTCTTCTTTACTTTGAAAATTCCCTTCATACCGAGAGAGATCAGACGACGGTCAGCGATGTATCGAATATATTGCTTGACGTCTTCTTTAGTTAGACCTTCCATCTCAGTGACACCAAATGCCAAATCAATGAACTTATCTTCTAACTCAACCATCCTCTCTGCTACAGTATATATTTGTGATTTTAATTCATCATTCCACATATCCTTGTTCTCTTTCACGTATTCACGGAATAGACGAATCATGGATTCACAGTGCAAAGATTCATCAGCAATAGACCAGGCAATGATCTGACCCATACCTTTCATCTTACCAAAGCGAGCAAAGTTCAACAACATAACAAACGAACTAAACAACTGCAGACCTTCAGTGAATGCCGAGAACACCGCGATCTGTTGAGCAATCGTATCCTTGTCCATCTCAATGAAACTAGAGATGAAGTCATGCTTCTCTTTCATTTCCTCATACTGAAGAAACTCATTGTAGGTAGCCTCAGGCATACCCAGAGTTTCAATCAGGTGAGAATAAGCAGCAACGTGAATTGCCTCACGAGCACAGAAACTACTCAACATCATTCTAACTTCTGGTTGGGGGAAGTTAGGTAGGTAGTTCTTTACATAAGCACCAGATACATCTACGTCACCCTGAGTAAAGAAACGGAAGATGTGTGTCAGGAATCGCTTCTCATTCTCAGACAACTTATTCTTCCAGTCCTTGACATCCTCAAGCATGGGAGCCTCTGCAGGCAACCAGTGCATTTGTTCAGACTGCATAAACGCATCATAACACCATGGATACGAGAATGGCTTAAAGAATTGACGCTCTTCATTTAACTTAGGTTTTGTTTTCTTAATCATTTTTATCCTTCGCACGCAAGGCAGGTATTGCCTTCTGCGATTTGTTGTAGGTCGATTTCTTCTTCGATACGTTGGCGAACAATCTTCTGTCCAACCTTGTCTGCCTTGCGCAACTTAGTGCTGCGGCAATAGTACAGAGACTTCAATCCATGTTTCCATGCCATGAAGTGCACAGCATGAAGATACTTAACATTCACATCTGGTCTAAAGAATAGGTTAACACTCTGTGCCTGGTCAATGTAATTTTGACGATCAGCGGCATGATCGATAATCCAGCGCTGATCTATTTCAAATGACGTCTTGAAAACGTACTTAGTGTTTTCATCCATCCAGTCGAGGTTCTGAACCGAGCCATCGTCAGCAATAATGTTAGCCCACGTTTCATCATACCAACCATCTTTTTCTCCCTTCGCTTTCTCAGTGATGATTGCATCAAGGAAGCGATTCTTTGTGATAAAAGCACCAGAAGATGTATCTTGCCTATAAGCATTAGCAGCATATGGCTCAATGCTTGGGCTAGTATTACCCATAATGATCGAAGAAGAAGCATTAGGAGCCACCGCCATGACATGAGTCAGACGTTGCTTAACACCAGCCTCTTCAGCATCTGGACATGAACCACGTTCCTCAGCCAAACGAACATTCGCTACATCAAGTTGCTTACGAATATATGAAAACATCTTATTGTTTGTGCTCTTAGCAAGAACACCTTCAAAGGCAATGTTGTTCTTCTGTAGATACGCATGGAATCCCAATGCACCAACACCAACTGAACGCTCTCTCATTGCAGAGTAACGAGCACGAGCAATCTCATCAGGAGCATTATGAATAAAGTACTCGACAACATTATCAAGCATCTCAAGAATGTCAGATAGGAACTGCGGCTCATTCTTCCATTCGTCATAGTACTCAAGATTTACTGAAGACAGGCAGCAAACTGCGGTACGCTCTTTAGAAGTAGCAAGAGAAATTTCCGAGCAAAGATTCGAGCCATTGATCTTTAGACCCAGAGCCTTCTGATATTCTGGCAGTGCACGATTAGCCGTATCATTGAACCAGATGTATGGCTCACCTGTCTGCATACGAATCTCAAGCAAACGCATCCAGAGATCTTTTGCAGATACAGTCTCAACTACTCGGCCATTGTGTGGTTGCACCAAGTCCCACTTGTCATCAGCATTGGGATCTAGCATACAACGCTCAAGGATATCCATGAACTTGTCGCTAATGTTGATAGCATGATTCAGATTCAGAGTGCGCATATTCTGGTCGCCTGTTGGCTTACGCATCTCAAGGAACTGAATAATATCTGGATGAGAAATATCCAGATATGCCGCGTACGATCCACGGCGAGTTGTGCCCTGCTTAAATGCCAGCGAACTAGCATCATAAACTTTAAGGTGAGGCATAACACCAACGGACTTGTCATCTGATCCACGAATGCCTACGTGAACACCAACACCACCACCCATCATAGACAGCCAGTTGGTTTCAGACAGATTATCAACCAATCCCTCTGCAGTATCATTGAGGTAATTCAGGTAACAAGAGATAGGCAATCCCTTCTTGTTACGACCGAATGAGAGAATTGGTGTTGAATAACTTAGCCAGTGCTTACTTGAATAATCATAAAGTCTCTGAGCATGATCTGGATTGCTACCGAATGCCTCGGAGACGTACGCGAATCTATCCTGAGGAGAAGTCTCTTCTTCCCGCATGTAAGAATCTTTTAAGCGACGCAATCCCAATACATCAAAGAGGGAATCGCGGCTATAGTCAATGATCATATTACTTCTTTCTTTTTGTTGCATCAACTGCAGATACTGTTTCTGCAATTGTTACTTGTTCAATAACTGGCTCTGGAACAACTACTGGAGGGGATTTAATAATTGAAGGCAAAATTCTATTGGGTCTTCCAATCAGAGAGAAATCAAAATTGATTTTGCTGGCAAAATTATCAAACGATTCTCTGACCATCTCAGATGTTCCTAAAGGCAGAACAAAAACAACATCTTCAGCAATCTCTTTAATAATACCCATAACCAAACTTCTTAACGCAGAGTCATCATTAATGATATTATCGATATTTCCTAGTTCTATGTTCATACTGTCTCCTTAGTGTGGTTTATATTTAGGTCACTGCAGCGTGGCATTCTCTGGCATTAATGTGCTGGATGTTAACAGAATATTGTTCCAATCCAACTCATCAATCTTCGCCATGTCTTCAGAGTAAACAATACCATAAGAACTAACTGACTGATTAAAGAATCCGATATTCACCAGACGATCAAGAAGTTCTGCGCATTCCAGATAAGTAGAACCACACATACCAGTCTGAACAGTCACGCCACCAGTTACCTTTTCTTGCACCTCATCCAGAATAACATATCGCACCAAGATAGTATACAACATATCATCTTCTTCATCGCTCAGCTGAACCAGATCAAAACTAACCAGATCAAATACATCTGAAATAAAGGGAAACTCTTTTGCCCACGTAGTTACATTCATATTATACCTCTTAACACTTCCTGCGGAAAATTAGTTCTAGCTCTGCTTCAGCACCGCGCTTTACATTAGCCAAAATCATAGTTTGAATTTCTTGTTTCGTCATCTTCTTCATTGCTTCATTGATATCTTTATACTTAAAAGACTCAGGGAATAATGATATGGCGTAACCAGCCTTGATCGCCTTCATAACTGAATCAGCGACTTGTTTGTTTCTTACAAAATCATTGTCAGGAACAATAATCAGGTTAGACTGAAGAGACCGAAGAAGAACAGAATTATAGTCGGCTCCACCCACTGCAAGGGCATTGTCGATACATAGGCTGTCAATCTGTCCCTCAACTGCAAAAATCGGTTTGCTAGTGTCAATTCTCCAGATTCCATAAATGTTTTCCTTACGCTCATCAATTGATAAAAATATATACTTCGGCTCTTCTTTACCGAATGCTCTTGCTGTCATAGCATACACTCGACCATTTGCATCAAAGTAAGGCAAAATAAGTCGAGGATAATCTTCCTTCATCTTTGTAAAGGAATCCTTGTACTTCGCTGCATACCTAAAGAATTTAGGGCAGAAGAAAATACTCTTGTAATGCTCTTCAGGAATTGAACGCTTTTTGGCGTACAGAACTGCTGGGTGGCTCTTTGGTAGAGTAGATAGTGCAATCAATCCATCTAGAACAGAGTCAAGATTAACCTTTGGTACGACAACTTCTTTCTTCTCAATTACTCGCTGTGTAATCTGACCAGAGTTGACCTTCTCTTTATACATCTCCATCCGATACTCATCAGCCAGAGTTGGTGACTCCTGTTGAAGAAAAGTCGATAGCCTATGACTCAGGCTACAATGGTGACACTTAACGTAGAGGGAGTTTTCTTGGCGGTAGATGTACCCGCGAACCTTGACCTTGCTATGCGTTCTATCCTCACAAGAGTGAGAGAAGGTGAACAGGTCGGCTTTCTTCTGTTTGAAATTCAGAAGACGCGCACCAAGTAATTTGGCGAACTTGAGATCAATGAAGAGTAAGGACATACAGCAATTATGCCTGCTGTATGGTGAAAAACAAAATAAACTAATTAGGGAAGAAGTTTATTTTGCTCTCGTTTCTAGACAAGTATAATTCAACTGTGCCTATGAGGTTTTCTCTAACTTCTTTAGGTCTGGAACTGGCTTCATAAGGACTTCAGGAGGCTCAGGGAACTTCTGGCGAATTACTGGTGTAGTTGTACCGCATCCAACCAGAAGAACTAAAATCATACTATAAAACAAAGATTTCATTTAGTATTCCACAGAGTTTGTTGATCACGAACCCAATTCTGAAGAGATTCTAACTGCACTTTAGTTTTATTATACTCAGCGTAGTTATCAACAACCACTTCAGCAACATTACTTAGTTTGACTGATGATGGGTCTGCATCAGTACTAGTTGAGGTAAGAGTAGTAGCTCCCGCTGCGGCGTCATGCACCCTAACAAATCCATTATTGATAGTGCAGGATTTATCTGCTTCAGCAGTAATGAATTCTTTCACTGTCTGGATTTTTACTTTTTCGACATAACGAATCTTGTCAACGTACTTAGTCACAATAACTTCATTGATGATTTCTGCTTTGGCTTCAAGAGTTTTGATTTCTTGTTGAGCAAGAGCATACTTTTCTTCCCATTCCTTCCTTTCTTCCGTTTTACCGAAAGAGAAAGCAAGGTAGAAACTAAAAATAACTGCTAAAACGAGAGCTAGGATTAAATAGATTCTGTTCATACAAGAGACTCGATGGTTAGATATTCTTCTTGGATTGATTCGCTGATGTTAGATTTTCTTTTCAAATTATGCCAGTTTCCACCACCAGTTCTAGAATACCTAACTCCCTTCATATTTCCTTTGGAGTCTTTGATAACTAGAATACCACGTGGATTCTTTCTTGCGTAAGTGTGGATCTCTTTATGAGAGTCATTCTCAAGGTTTAGATATGCACTCCACTTACGAAACTTTGCCTTGCCATTTTGAAATTTAGAGAATGTTTCATCATCAACATCAAACGATGCGAATTTTCTTTTTGTCTTCTTAGCCTTAATAACTGGGGCATCAGTACTAACCGCAGCACCTGCTGAATTAGCTGGAGCATCTTCGAACAATGCCTCAAGAGCATCCTCAACGATAACTTCTTCTTCAAGAAAACGGATATTTCTATAGATTTGAAACTTATTGAGGATTTCTTCCTCTAGTTGCATTTCTTCATAATTATTCTCAGTAGCTTCTTTAACCAAAAGGTAAGCAGCTACCAAACTACCAATACGTGTTTTACCGCCAGGAACCAAATTGATAATACGCTTTAGGTTCCAGACCAAGCGATGAAGCATTGACGTGGCATTCTTCTCTTCAGAAGTTTCTGCCTTCTTTAGTTTATTACCTTTAGCATCAATCAGTCCGAGCTTGAACGCATCGAACTTTTCGAATGGTGTGGCTAACAACCAAATTACTCTAAGAGCTGCTAGATTGTCTACGATGCGTGCCATTAGATTTGCCTTAGTTTCTCAATTATGTTTTTGTCCAGTGA